AGGTGACTTAATTGTATCAGCTGGTAATGGACGTGGAATGGCCAACAACGATGCAGCAATTGGTACAGTAATTGGTAAGGCAATCGAAGCTAACGAAGGCGGAGATGGCGTTATTGAAGTACTAGCACTAATGATGTAATTCATAAACAAATTTAAGAATAGCACCTTCGGGTGCTATTTTTTTTGGCCGCAGTTCCACATAAATACTGCAAAGAATAAGGATAAACTATGGGATTAACTAGACCTAGAGCTCATCAACTCCAGGATATTGATTACAAACAAACCTCTAGAGCAATTACCACAACTAATATAACATTAAGTGGCGGAGCACCTGCGACTGTAGATGGAGTTAGTCTTGCACTAAATGATAGAGTATTAGTAACAGGCCAAAGCACAGGTAGCGAAAATGGAATATATTCTGTAACCACAGTAGGTGCAGGTTCAAATGGAACTTGGGCTAGAAGCACCGACGCCGATGGAGCAGGAGAACTTAATGCTGGTTCTATCACAATGGTCACCGAAGGTACAACCTATGCTGATACACAGTGGAAACTAACAACTGACGATCCGATAACAATAGGATCAACTGCATTAACTTTTGTAAGAAACGGCAATGCCGCTTTTGGTGTTGTAGCAGTATCAGGACAAAGTGATCTTGTTTCAGACCAAATAGGCGACACACTAACAATAGTTGCTGGTACAAATCTTACAGCCACTAACAATGCAAGCACAGACACATTAACACTTACACCAAGTCTGACTCCAGCACTTACTACGGCAACATTTACAAACACAACCACCGATGATAGTATATTAATTACTACTACAGAAGATTCAAGCACTGCAGGGCCTGTGATTACGCTGAAGCGTAATAGTGCATCACCAGTCGACGCTGACTATATGGGTCAGTTAAAGTTTCAAGGCGAGAATGATGCTGATCAAGAAGTAGTTTATGCAAAGATTACTGGAAAAATACAAGATGCAAGTGACGGATCAGAAGATGGATTACTAGAATTTTCTAATATCAAAGCAGGTTCAAATAATATTACTGCAAGATTGAGAAGTGACAGCTTACAATTATTAAACGGTACAAGTTTAACAGTCGCAGGTTCAGCCACAGTTACAGGCAATGTACTAGTACAAGGAACAAGTGAAGTACAATACTATGATACCGACAATAGCAACTTTATTGGATTCAAAGCACCAAGTACAGTAAGTACAAACGTAACCTATATATTACCAGCAGATGGTTCGAATGAACAAGTATTACAAACCAACGGAAACGGAACATTATCGTTTGTTGATCAATCGGGCGGTGGTGGTTCGGGAGATTCATTTCCAAATAGTAGTGTAACACCGTTACCGAGTTCAGAAGGTAACTTTGATTTAGCAAAACAATATGATCAAACAGGAAGTGTTGAAACACCATTTGAAACAGGTGCAACAGATGCCTTTGGTGTAAGTCTCGGACAAATATATACCATGATGGATCCAGTTGGATCAACATTATCGCCAACGGATTTAGGTGTATTAAGTTAATAAATACACTGCTAGGAGAACAAGATGCCAACCGTACTACAATTTAGACGTGGAACAACCACACAGAATAATAGCTTTACTGGCACCGCCGGTGAACTTAGTATTGATACTGATTTAGATACAATAAGAGTACACGATGCAAGTACTGCTGGGGGTTTTGCATTACTAAAGGAAACTGGCGTAAGCAATCTTACACTTAACGCACAAGCAGAAATTAGACTAGGTGATTCAGATAGTTCAAACTATGTTGGATTTAAGTCACCAGGCACGGTTGCTTCAAATTTAATTTTCACTTTACCTTCATCAGATGGTACTAGTGGACAAGCATTAGTAACAGATGCCGCTGGTAATCTAAGTTTTGCAGCTGCTGGTGCAACTATTACTAGTGATACTACTACAAACACTGACTTCTTGTTATATTTTGCAAGTACCACATCAGGTGCATTAACTGCTGTAAAACAAGATAGCGGATTGATATACAATCCAAGTACTGGTACACTTACAAGTGCTGAATTTGTTGGTGGAGGTGTAGGCTTAACTGGTCTAAATGGAAGTAATATTTCATCTGGCACAGTAGCGGCCGCTAGGGTTGCAACACTAAACCAAAACACAACTGGTACTTCTGGTGGATTATCAAGTGCAGTTACAGTCTCCTTAACAGGTGCGGTTACAGGTAGTGCTACATTTACAAATGCAGGTGATACTGCAAGTATCACAACAACTGCAACGAGTGATCCAACTATTACACTAGGTGGTGATTTAACAGGTAGTGTAACACTTACAAACTTAGCAAGTGGCACATTAACTGCAACTATCGCAGCCAACTCAGTTGCACTAGGCACTGACACAACTGGTAACTATGTGGCTACAGGTGCCGTATCAGGTACAGGACTAAGTGGTAGTTCAAGTAGCGAAGGTGGAACATTTACTGTTACATCAAATGCCACTAGTGCAAATACTGCAAGTACTATTATAGCAAGAGATGGCTCAGGAAATTTCAGTGCTGGTGTTGCTACATTAGTAGCAACAACTGCAAGATATGCTGACTTGGCTGAGCGTTACACTGCTGATTCAGATTATGACCCTGGAACAGTTTTAATTTTTGATGGTGCGTTAGAAGTTACAGTAAGTAATCAAGATGCAAGTCCAAAAGTTGCAGGTGTAGTATCTACAGACCCAGCTTACTTAATGAATAGTGATTTACAAGGAACTCTCACAGTTGCGTTAGCACTTACAGGAAGAGTTCCGACAAAAGTTGTTGGACCTGTACACAAGGGTGACATGATGGTATCAACAGCAGACGGCCGAGCAAGAGCAGAATCTAATCCAGCAATGGGCACAGTGATCGGAAAAGCCTTAGAAGACTTTGATGGAACAGAAGGTACAATTGAAGTAGTAGTAGGCAGGCTCTAGTGTCTGAAAGATACAGAACTGATTACGACGGCGAGTTTGTAATCACAAGCAACACAATCAAAGATGGTAAAAAAATTCAAGAGCGTGAGTGGATAGGCAATCCAATTGAAAACCAACACATATCTGGATGTGCAGCAGTTATTGGAAACGGTCAAAGTCGCTATCATACAATTTATAACGGCAAGTTTAATCTAAAAAACAACATAGAAAAACATGCAGGATGGCATTTAGGGCGTAAACGTTTACAGAGTTACGGAGCCGAAGGTTGCTGGCAAGAAATGCAATGTGATTTTTATATCGAGTATGATAAAGAAAAGTTAAAAGAAATACGTGAACAAAAATACAGTGAAAAGGTAACTGTATACAGTAATGCAAGAAATTGTATTTCTAACCCAGGAGAATTTTATCTAGTTCCTTATGGACAACGCGGAAGTAGTATTTCAGTTGCTGCTTGGTTGGCCTGTTTTGATGGACACAAAGAAGTATACTTGCTTGGTGTAGATGGTACTAACGAAAATGAGGATGCCAATCAACAAAAAATTAACGAACTCAATAAAATTATAACAACCTATCCAGGTGTGCAATTTATATATGTGTCAGATAGTAAACTTGCTCCAGATGAATGGAGACAGAATAGAAACTTTGTTCAATGGAAGTATAGTCAGTTTGTTTCACATTGTGATATTTGAAACTGTTTGATTGTATCAATTTTCTTTAATATCTCTTCAAAATTAATAGTAGTCCACAGTCCAGGATGTAAAGGCTTTGGCCACACTCCAGATTTTATCCAACTATATCCATAATGTTCGTTGTTTAATACAGGAACAAATTCTTCGTCAACTAAACAGAAAAATGTATGATAACTGAAATGATTGTCAACACTAGTAAACTTTTCAATTGGTACCAGTTTAATAACGTCAGGCCATAACCCAATTTCTTCATGACATTCACGTTGTAATGCCTCATTGAGATTTTCACCAAAGTCTACTTTACCTCCTGGTAGTCCCCAACATCCAGGATTTTTAGAATCATTGCGTAGCAAATATAAATATCTGTCTGTTTTTACACTGTAAAACCAAACTCCAACTGCATTGATCAAAGCACTAAACTCCACTCGCCTTCAGGATATAATCCTTCGTAACTCTTTAGCCATTCTCCTGCTGCCCATCTATATTGCACACTTGTATTTTCATTGGTTACGTATTGTACATTACTATCTAAACTTGAATCAAACGAAATGTTCCATCTTGTGCCATCATATTCTACTATATCGTTTGTATTAGCAACTAGAGGAGTACCGTCTGTGCCTCTCCAGGCTTGTGCAAACCCAGGATCAGTTGCACTGTTACTTCCGGTATCGTTAATAAACAAGTATCGTTGTCCACTAGCGGCAACTGGTAAACCATATCCACCACCACCTACAGTTTCTGGACCTTTTGCTTGAGGATCAACTATTGCGTTAACTGATGGCAATAATGTGTTTTGTGGAGTCGTATCAGTGTCAACAGTAAACAATAAAAATCTATCATCAGTTGGGTGATAAGAAACTGTTCCAATAATAACAGTATTATCGTAAGGATTATCCAAACGAACTTGACTTATTCCGTTTCGTAAACTACCATATAGATCAATCACAGTATGCCACATCAAGTTACTTGGAGGAGCAGGCGGAACCTTAACACCATCATTATTTAAAATGACTGTGGCAGGCTCTAACACTTGTAGTTGATTACCTAGCAGTAATGTTTGATAGTTATAAGGAGTAAACTTTTGTCTAGTACCCATTAGTAAATCATTGTCAAAGATTGCATTGTTCATATCACCGTTACCATCAAATACACTTGCAACAATTCTCTCAACTACACCAAGTTTTTTAACTTTAGCAGGAGGTGAGATCCAAATTGGCATAACAAATCTTAATGTAGCGATATCAATTGCATCATCTGTTCCCATTGGGATTGATCTTGAGCTCCAAGTTACTTGTTCTAAATACATAACACTAAGACTGGTCCAGTCAATAAAGTTTTCTGTGCTTTGTATTTCTAAACTGGGGTTAAATAACGTTAATAGTTGTTCTAGCAATTGTAATTTTTGATTGGTATTTGATGTCCAAATGTCTAGGTTAACTTCTAAGTCAAATGGCACAGGCATGAGTTTTTCAATAGTAAATGCATTACCTTGTGTAGTTTCGTAGGATTCTGATTCAGTGTCCCATAAACGTTGTCTTACGTTTTGTTTTTCGATGTAGTATGGTTCTTGTATTCTATCACGTGCATAGTTTAAATTGGTAACATGAAATGTCATCAAAGGTGTACTAGGCAAACTGTTTGCACTGTTTTGTTGTATAATAGTTTGAGCTTGTCTAGTAGCATCACCATAACGTACTGGAACTCTATACAATGCTTTAGCAGTGTTGTCTTCAGTTCTTCCGTATTCTACTTGAAAGTTAGAAAATACTCGAGTAAACTGCAACAAGAACCTGCGTATTTGTTCGTCGTAAAAGAATTGAGTTAATGCCATTAATTGTCAGCCTGCGG